TGCCGCTGACGCTGAACCATCAGTACAACGTCGGCATGGGCTGGAGCAGCATCGAGGACACCCTCCAGATCGAAGAAGTGCAGGACCGCTACACGATGCCTGCCGGGGTTGCGCTGGCGAACAAGACCGACGCCGTTGCGGGCGCCGAGGTCTACCAGTCGATTTACAACGTGGTCGGCACGCCCGGCACGCCGCTGGTCAACAAGGACTGGACGGACGCCGTGGCGCTGCTCCAGATGACGGGCACGCCGGAAGGCTACGTCGCGGTCATTGACCCGTTGATGCAGAGCGAACTGCTCAACGCGAACTTCGCGTTGTTCGGCAAGCAGTACCAGGAATACTTCCGCACCGGCCAGTTCTCCGCGATGGCCTTGGGCGTGGACGAGTGGTACTACGACGCCGTGCTGCCGATTCACAACTCCGGCAGCTTCGCGGCGTCAACGCCCATCGTCGCGGGTGCGAGCCAGACCGGATCGGTGCTCAACATCTCCGGAATGGGCGCGTACTCGCTGAAGAAGGGCGATGCGCTCTACGTCGTCGGCACGTCCGCGCAGGGCGTGAATCCGCTCTCGTACACCTCGACCGGCCAGCCGCAGCGGTTCGTGCTGACGGCGGATGTGAGCGGCACCGGCACCCTCGCCGCGCCGATCAGCCCGGCGATCATTCCGAGCGGGCAGTTGCAGACGGTGACGGGTTCGCCCGCCAACGGCGCGGCGATCCAGTTCGTCGGCGCGACACCGGCGGCGACTCCTCCGCAGACGATGGCGACGACGGCCTCGCGGCAGCAGTTCTTGTTCAACCCGGCGGCATTCGCGTTCGTGTCCGCTCCGTTGACTTCGGATCTGCCCGGCGCGCGGTCGAAGGTCGTCACCAACAAGGACATCAAGGCGTCCCTGCGGTGGGCGGAACAGTGGAACATCCAGACCGACCAGAAGCCGTCCAGGGTGGACATTCTGATTGGTGTGGCGGCTATCGAGCCGTACTTCGCAGTGCGGTTGCTGCGGTAGTCTCGACGTATCGGGGGTCCGCGCGATGGGAATCCTCTCGTCGCGCGGACTGGGGTTGCATGCACGGCCATCAGGGCAAGGGGACTTCTCATGGCATGGCTTTCACAGACACTCGCGGCGGCGTTCTCCAAGGACGCGATTGAACTCACGGTAGTGGACGCGACGGGCTTTCCGCCGGTGGGCGTCTCCGGGTTGCAGAACTGGCGCGCACGTATCGACGGCGAGTGGATGCTGATCGATGGCCAGCCCTCGCCCAAGACGATCCGGGTCAAGCGCCGGGGCGACCAGGGCACGACCGCTGTCGCGCACGACATCGCGTCGAGCATCGTGTTCTCCGGCTCGCCGTACGATCAGGTCGCGCTCGCGCCGGGCGCCAGCACGTTCCCGACACTCGGGGCACCGACCACGCGTACCATCGGCGGGGATCTGGCGCTCACGTCGGAGATGGTTGCGGCCATCGGGCAGAACACCGCGTTCCTGCTGCACAAGCTGACACCGGCGGCAATCTCGCTGGCGAAGCCGACGTTTGCACAGAACGGGTTGGCGCTGACGTTCACGTCGGCGGCGGGCGTGGCGCATGTGGTCACGTCGGCGGGCGGCGGGTTCGGCACGGGCGTCACGGGCTCGCCCGCGAGCACAGCGACGTTTGGTGCATTCACGGGCGCGAGCTTCACGGTGGTAGCAGCCGGGGGCTTGTGGAACGTGATGTCCAACAACGGCGTCACGTTCAGCTAGGTTTTTCAACCGCCGCAGACCGAAGGGCGAGTGAACGTAGGGCGCTCCGGTCTGCGGCGCTTTTTTCGAGGACGGCATGGCAGAACAGCACTACGACGGCCCCGCGATTCAGATCAATCCCGCGTCGGCCTACGCCGCAGAGATGCGAAAGTGGGAATCGACCTACACGATGTACGGTGCGCCCGGCCGTCCCTTCGTCTACGTCGAGTATCCGCGCGACATGTTCCTGGCCGGGCACCCGGACGGCCGTCCCGGCAAGATCGAAATCCTGCACGGCTCCACGCGCACCGTCAACAGCGATGCGGAGCGGAGCGCGGCCGAACGTGACGGCTACGACGCGGACCAGCACGAGGCGATCAAGAAACAGAAGGACCGTGACCGCGAGATGGCCCGCGCCGCTGCCGCGCAGAACTTCGCGGATCGTCGGATGTCCGAGAAGGCGCTGACGGAAAAGGCCGAGGTCGAGGACGCCACGGCAGAGCACGTCGCGGACGTGCCCCGCGCCAATCCCAAGACAGGCAAGCGCACCATCGAATAGTCGCGCTCACGGGCGCGGAGGACAGACACATGGCCGATCCAGTTACGTATCCAGCCACCGATCCATTCGCCACCACGGCTATCGAGCCAGTCGCCGCCGAGCCGGTTGCCGACACCGCCGAAGTCGAAATCGTCGAGTTCCCCAAGGAACTGTTCATGCTCAAGCGCCCGGTCGAGAAGCCCGTGCTTCCGGCTCCGGTACTGAGCACGCGCACGGTCAACAGCGCCGAGGAACAGGCCACCGCCGAAGCGGAAGGTTGGTTTGCTGATCTGGCTGCTGCCGCCGCTGCCGCCGATGAGCCGGAACCGGAGCCGGAACCCATCGTGGACGGCCCGACGTTCTAAACGCGCCCTCGCGGGCACGAGGACACGCATGGATATCGCTGCCGCTACGTTTCTTCGGATGTCGATGCAGGATCTGGGCGTCCTGGGCGGCGGCGAAGCGGCCGAAGGCGTCCACATGGCGGACGGCCTTCAGCGTCTACGGATGATGATCGCGTCGTGGTCGCTCGACGCGCTCACGGTGGTGCAGACGCAGCGCGAAGTGTTCCCGATGGTATCCAACAAGGGTGCCTACACCATCGGGCCGGGCCTGGACTTCGACACCGCCCGCCCAGTCGGGCAGCAGTCGGTCGTCGGCGCGGGCCTCGTGCTGTACGCCGACACGCCGCAGGAGGTCGAGATCCCGTGCGCGATGCTGACGTACGACATGTACCAAGCCACGCGCATGAAGAACCAGCCGAACTCGCAATTCACGTCGGTGTTCTATCGGCCGGGTGCCATTGGCGAGATTCTCCTGTGGCCGATCCCGGCGGTGGCCTATCCGCTCGCGCTCTATCTGGAGAAGGTGGTCCCGACCTTCGAGAACCTGACCACGCCCTACCCGATTCCTGACGGCATCGCGGCGGCGATTCAGTACAACCTCACGCTCGCCATCGCGCCGATGTTTCAGGTGACGCCGTCGCCAGACGCGGTGCGTATGGCGCGGGACACGTACGCGGCGATGAAACGGACGAACTATCAACTAACCGACGTGGCCATCGATCCGATGTTTACGTTCGGCCAAGGCGCCGCATACAACATCAACACGGGTGGCGCCCAGCGTCATGGCTGATTTCAGCGCCTTTGTCGGAGGCAGCTACAAGGCGCAATCGCCTGTCACCGACAACGAGGAACTCTACAACTTCTTCGTAGAAGTCTCGGAGTCGCCTGGGGCGACGGCGCAAGCCTCGCTCTCCCCGACGCCGGGCGTGCAGCCGTTTGCCATTGCTCCGGCGTCTGGCGGGCGCGCGATGTTTGCCAGCGTCACTACGTCAGACCCGATTCCGTCACAAGAAGGCCGCTGCTTCGCGGTATACGGAAATCGCTTCGTGGAAGTGTTCGCGAACGGCACCACGATCCAGCGCGGCGTCGTCGCGGTAGACGAGAACCCGGCGACCATCAGCACGAACGGCTACGGCAGTGCGGATACGTCTGGGCGCGGGCAACTGGTTGTCACGTCGGGCGGCATCGCCTATTGCTACGAACTCGCGACCGACGTGCTGACGCAGATCACGACGCTGTCGAACGATGGCGTCGTCGCCACGCAGGGCGCGTGCGTCAACGGCTACTTTCTCATCTTCGACCGCAACAGCAGCACGATGTATATGTCGTTCCTGCTCGACGGGTCGCGCTGGGATCTGTCGCAGTATTTCCAGCCGAGCATCATCACGAATCCGTGGCAGGCGATGGCCGTGTCGCCGTTCGGGCAGATCATCCTGCCCGGCGTCACCAACGGCGAAATTTGGTACAACGCAGGCACCTTCCCGATCCCCTTCGCACCGGATCTCTCGGGACTGTTGTCCTAC